GCACTTGGCTCATGCTCTATAGCTTTTTTCAGCATTCTTTCTGCTGGACTCTGCGGCACCCATTCATCCCATGTGGCTGCACATTCGTTCATCTGACGAGCCATGTCGTTGTCCTGACCCTCGTAACGTGTCCATTCAGGTTCCTCACCCTCCTCTTCCTCCTCTTCCTCTTCGTCAGACTCTGAATCCTCGTAAATTTCCGGGTACAAAGTTCCAATCTGTTTGCCGAGAACATTGCGGGCTGCAAACATCATGCCCAACTTCATGTCCTGGGCCACGACCGTGTCCCGTCCGCATGCCTTGGCGTAATGTGCAGCAAGTACGGTTGCTGACTCGAGCACGGGAACTATGAGATCCATTGCTGCAGACTCGAAATCCATTATGATTCATAATTAGAAAACAAAACTTGACTAATACCGCCTTCAAATTTTACAAAATTATAAGCGAGTGCATATATACGAACGTAAAGATTGGTTTGGATACCTCTCACAAGATTAAATGTAAAATTTTGATTAAAAATTCTTGAGAAATTTACATGAGTCGTGGGAGAATCATTTTGTGGATCAAGACTGAATGAATACATGTAAAACAACCGGTCTGGTTTGCGGGTATGAAATTCTAGGGGTTGTATGTACCTGAGAAATGCAGGAGTTCCTATGTAGTACGGTATATGGGTCACGTTGTTAAAATCAAGCTCGAGATTTGTGAGATAATCAGTCGTCCCATAGTTGTACCCGAGCGCTGAGTCAGCCTGTATCACGAAAAAGAGTTCCTTGACTGGGTTTGCAAATTGCGTCTTGGCTGTAAATTTAGTAACTCCTTTGGGCACGAAAAATGTCTCGAGTTGTACGTGTTCATTGAGATACAGCTGTGGGGTTTTCTTGATGTAATTTCTTTCAGGTTCGTCGAGGTATACGTATTCTACGTAAACTGTTCCGTTGAACGGAAGGGCGTACTGGATGTCCGGGCAAAACTTGTTTGCAGAGTTGAATGCAAACCTGAGAACGACCGGTTCTTTCATAGCACAGATTGGTATCCCCTTTTTGAGCATGAAGAATGGTAATTCAATAGTGTATGTGGTGAGTCCGCCTGTGTTTACGTTTGAAAGATTCTTACCTATGAGCTTGGAGAGAGCGGGCTGCTTGGTTGCCGGAATCTCAAGATCAAGCTTCATTTCCATAAACTCTCCCCACTGACGATCAACCAGCTGAGACCCTATGTACAAGTCTACATGGTTGATCATGAGTGTTCCTGCGGAATCAAGGACGTTTGACGTTCCAAAGACTTCTGGATTGTAAATTTTCAAATAAATTTTAGAAATCAAATCCCCAGATTTGGGAAGTTGCATAAATGTTTCACCTCCAAAGAAGAGTCTGTTGGGATCGAATGGGACTTCATCTATGCGAGAAGCCCATCGCGTCTTTTGTTGATACTTTTCTATGAAATATGTTACTTGTGGGCCTTGGCTCAGAAAGACATCCTCCTGACCAAGAGTTGCTAGAGCCGTACGACCAGCCATCTGCAATCTACTAGGAAATAAACATGAGCCCTGCGAGCCCATCGGCAACGCCTAGGACATTCTTGCTGACTCCTATAATCCTGAACTGTTTTGCTGGATAGTACCCGTCGGTTCTCGATATGTTTAGCTCGAGGTTTACATACCTGAGACGACTAAAGTTTATTGGGCTCACAAATTTTTTCATATAGAAATTCCGTGTAGGATATGTTATGTAATTATTGTAGGGCTCGAGGACTGCGAGCTGTGTCGGATCCGTGATGCGGTTCGTAACAATCTCTTCACCGTTTATTGTTATACCAAGGTTTGCAAGACCGTCATTTGACCAGTTATAAGGAACTGTTCCGTCAATCTGGATTACAAAAAACAATTCTGTGATTGGATTTTCGAAAATTATTTCAAAAATTCCTTGAGTAAATGAAGGTCCAAGATCATATTCTTGGTACTGATACTGCTCTACCACATAATTCAATCGAGTCTTGTTGAACCAAGTAATTTCCGGCTGTGCAAGGTACACGTACTCTACTATCAAGGTGGCGTTTATAGGATTTGGAGCCGTGTCTATAGCGGTAAGTTGCTGAAGAGTCCTGAATGTGATCCATATTTCCACATCTTGTCTGTAAACTGTTGATATGGGAAAATACAATGCAGAATTTTCATAAAAGTAAAATGGTAAATTGATGTAATAATCTCTTCCCGATGCAATTGTCGTGTCGTACTTGCCGGTCAGAAGTTTTAGACCTGGCTGGTTTTCATAAGGGACTTTGAGGTCGTTCCAAATCTCAATAGCCTCCCCCGTAAGAGACTCTATCGTCTGTCCTCCAACTTTGAAGTCTGCATTCACTATTGCCCACGTTCCGACCGAATCATAGTAATGATACTGTGAATAATCGGGAGGGAGAACGTTTGACGTGATTGGGTAAACGGCTATGAACGCCCCTGGTGCAAATGTAGATCCTACATTTCCTATATTTATAGGGTAAGTCACTGGCGCACTCGCGACTCGTATAGGGACAGTCTGTGTGTAGACACCTCCCGCTTCTACAAGATTTGCCCCTTCTATATAGTTGTAATCAGATCCATAAATATTAGTTATTACCTGTGTTTTTAGTTGAATTGATTTCACAACATTACCTGCGGCATAATAAATATATGGAAATTTAAGTGCAAATGTGGATGTTCCTGCTTGAATTGTAGTATCACTCGTGCCTACATATCCGTAACCACCTGGACCACCTGTAACGATTCGTATTTTACCTGAATCACATACCCAAATTTCCAGGTTGTTGTATGATACAATTGCTGTTATGCTTGTGAAACGTGCTGCTATACCTAGACCGTCAGTAAATCCTGAAACTCCTGGGAGTCCTACATACTGTAATAAAGTCGATGGGGGAGTCCATCGTAAGATGATGTAGTCTTCAGTTCCTATGTACACGTAATACACTCCATTACCTGCAAAAGTTTGAGCAGCAACGCATGTAACTCCTGTAAGTGGATATTCGGGGTTCTGTTCGAAACTCGAAGAACTTTGAGAAAATGTTAGTGTATCTGTAGTGTTTATGTTGTATAACCGTAGAGTTCCATTGTCGACAATGTACACGTTTGAGTTTTCTACACAAATATTTGTAGGATTAACGTATGATGTATCGAGCCCTTTTGAATCACCGCCACTTCCGGTTCCACTTATAGTCCGGACTATTCCTCCAGGATAAATTACCCTAAGCGTAGCAGCAATATTATCTGTAAAATACAGGTTCCCATTTCCGTATCCTAATGACGTAGCACTCACAATCGCAGAAAGACCTGTTCCGTCACCTAGAGACGGAGGTGGAGGCTGTACATCGACAAAATCTCCTGCATAAATTGAAGAACCTTTAAATATACAACTACCGGCATTTGGACACCAATAAATATTGCCAGAACTGTCTACGGCTGTTGAAAGTAAAGCTGCTGTAAATAAAGTATCGTTTGAATTAACGTTTGTATAAGAATTAAAATTTGTAATTGCGGTCGAAGCATTTGAAACTCCCGGTATAAATGTAAACCCTGTTGGAATTGGATACAGATTTGAAGTGTTATAGGTCATCCGTCCACCGTTGTAAACATCTACTCCAAACTTTAGAGTTCCTGAAATGTAGCTTATATCAAACCCAAGAAGACCAGTTGCGGGATTACCTCCAGCTCCTCCCGCATTGCTGGTCCATTTCCCACCGTCAACGCGTATCCAAATGAATTTGGCGCTCGTATCAACAGCGACATCTATAACATTACTCGTTTGTAAAGGTAGTCCCGGATCTTTAGGTGGAGCATACGCACCTCCTGTATATATCACACCGTCTTCATAGTATCCAAAACTGTTCAAGTCGGCCCCCAGATAACTTGTCGTATCCATAGAAACATTCGCGACACCAACAGCGGTAGTTTCACTACCAGTAACTATATCAAGACTCACGCTGTACATGAACTTGGTTCCGGAAGGAAGGGTCGTAGATAAAAGCATAGTAGGTTCAGTATTTCCAGGAAATGCAGTCACTGTAAGGTCTCCGTTTGTCAGAACCATGCCCGGCCATGCGAGTATGGGATCCCATGCAGTCGATGTCGCTTTGAGTACTGGAAGGTAGGTTGTCATCATGTACGTCCCGACATTGTTGAATTTTATGTTACCTCCAGAAAGTGAAATCATATTTTCAACTCCATTTTCTCCGTTGACCGTCAAAGGGTTTGTAATTGTACCATGCACATCAAACGTGAGACCGTTGAGAGGAAGGATGAAACCGCCGTTTGTGTATCCATATGAACCAGGACTTGAAAGTCCTACGAGAGTCGTAGCTACGAAAGAAGTAGACAAATCTATCGACGGAGCAGATCCTACAGTATTAATATTTATTGCATAATTTTGGGTTATATCAGTTACGTTTATATTGAAGAAAAACTCAGGACTAATTGTTGCTAATTGATTTGTAAAATCGTAAGTGGCGAAGATTTTCGCATCTCCGTCAGTCAATTGTATACTTGAAATGAGACACGAACCTGCAGTATTAATAACTCCGGACAGGATCCACTGACCGGTATAATTGAAAGTAATTGTTGGAGCTAAACTAGTCACACCTTCTCCGTTGTACAAAAAATAAGCAAGATTGAATGGAAACTGGTTTCCTATCAAGTTATTATAATTTGGCGGAGGACTGTATCTTGAACTTCCAAAATAACCATCTATAGGTTGTATGGAAATGTACGAACCTGGTCCTATTGCGTTACGTACAAAAAAGTACCAGTTTTGAGTAACGTCTGTTACGTAAATAGGGAGTGCCGTTGATACAAGATAATTTGACGATACAGGAATGCGATTAAGTGTCCAAAAATTGGGAGATGACGGTGGACCATCACCCGTGTCCGAACCTACCTGAAAAGTACATCCAACTCCTACAAAAGAAACACGTATCATGTATGCCCCTGTCTGTGTGATGTTTATGCGACCCCCGGGAGTCACGGTATAAGCTGCAGGTGTGTCGGCGTTTGCCCACACGAGTCCTCCGGGACTGAGTTGTGAAAGATTTACAAAACCTTCGGGATCAATTTGTTGATTTAATTTTAAGAAAATTCCAGAAAGAGTATTGACGGGTAACCCTATTGCTCTTGACCAGCCCGCCTGTTCAAGTGTAAAATCGGGTATGACCGTTCCATTGGTTCCTTTATAAATAAGACCTCCTTCACCATCAGTCGCTGTGTAATTCTTAGGATCAAAACCCCAAAATACTGCACTGCTTGTCAAGTTTGTTGCAAATGCAGGATCAGTTACTACAACTGTAGATGCCGTAAAAATAAACTTTTCCAAGTTTGGGTCGTAAGCCACTCCCGGAATTGATGATGCCCATGTAGCAAAACTATTTGAAGAATAGTATTGTTGAGCAAAAGGAATTGTAGCCGATCGATTATAGCTATCAATTTGTACAAATGGAATAAAGTTTGCGTCTGGTTTGGTATTCCAGAACCAATCTTGACCATATTCAGCGAGGGGTGGCAACGTGAGCTTGAGCGTCGTCGCTCGTATGAGATCACCTTTGACAGGTATACGAACAATGTTATTTTGACCGGCAACCACGCCATTTCCTTCAAAAGGAACTTCAAAAGCTTCAAGGACAAATGGGGTGTGACTTTTGTAAACTGCCGAATAGTATGTTACTGTCGGACTTCCAGTGAGGTACACGTCCTGTTGTCCAAGTGCAGCCAACTGGATGAATCCAGATGACATATCTATTATTTGCTTAGAATTTTGTAGGACCGCGCTCCCCGCACATGTCCTTTTTATTACGTGAATATAGGAATGACGCTCAACCTCAGGAAGTTTGACCCAAGCACCATGGGGGACGACAAAGTCTGCATCTTCATAGGAAAGCGTGGAACCGGAAAGTCTACACTCGTGACTGATATTCTATGGTACAAGAGACATTTGCCTGCTGGAATAGCAATGTCTGGTACGGAAGATGGAAACGGACATTACAAGCAATTTATCCCTGATATATTCGTTTATTCTGATTATAACCAAGGAGCACTCGAGAAACTCATAGAGCGTCAGAAAAAGCTCACGCAGCAAGGAAGAGCCAGTCCGGTGTTTGTGCTTATGGACGACTGCATGTATGATCGTGCATTTATGCGTGATACTGCGGTTCGCCAGCTCTTTATGAACGGTCGTCACTGGAAAGTCTTCTTTATGATGACCACACAGTATGTCATGGACATGACTCCTATGATTCGAACCAATGTAGATTACGTTTTTGCCCTACGAGACAACGTACGGCAGAATCGTGAGAATCTTTACAAAGCATTCTTTGGGGTATTTCCAAATTATGACACGTTTTCACAGGTTATGGATTCGTGTACTGAGAATTACGAATGTCTGGTCCTTGATAACACATCAAAATCGAACAAGATATCAGATTGTGTGTTTTGGTACAAGGCTCCTATCCGCAAAAACTTCAGGGTGGGTTCTCCTGCATTCTGGCAATATCATCAGGCGCATTACAATCCCAGGCACATAGGTCAACGTGGAGCCGATCCAACC